ATCGTTGTAAGAACAGAAGACTTAATCAGGTTTGCAGTAGCGTAGTCTAATGGTTCAAACAAAAAACGGCGAAGACTGCTACCCAAGTCGGGTTGAAACAGTCTTTCGCCTTTATTAGTTAATAATAACGATGTGATTGATTGTTGAATGGCAGCAGCATTCTTTGTAACCAACAAATCGTCAGTTACAGGATGTTTTTTGAACGTAAGAGATAAATCCTTGAAGGATTGTGTATACTTCGTAGCCACTCAAACAAATTAGAATACTCCAATTTATTTAGACGCTATAAAATGTATATTTCAAGAACAACTCTTCCCCCTTCTTAATTGCTTTGATAGTTCTCATGTGATATATCTTACCCCACTCCTCCTCTTCAAAGACTTTCACGCAATTTGGATCATCGGAATGATTCACGAACCCACCCAAAGGAGTTCTCATAATATCATCATCTACTACAACATGAGATATACCCAGATAAACATCATTGGGTATATCCTGTGTTGCAAAAAGACCTTGCCCTGCGATAGGACTATCTTTAACATGTAGACAATTGGGTAATGCTTGATACATTTTAAATATTCATTCGGAGATTTCGGCGTTTCGGAGCACCGCCTCCTAGAATTGCTTCGGATGAGTTATCACGTCACCGTGTATTTCACCGATATCATCTATATGAGCATGGTCAATATCTACATGTAGACCTTTCTCATAATAATCTGCTATACGCTCAAGAGCATTAGCTATCCTGACTAACTCGTCACTCATCGACCTTGACCTCTGTAACGCTTTTTAGCCTTGTTACGTGAAGTAGCAGAATATTTCGTATGCTTTCCAAGACCCTGACGAGTCTTCTTAGGAATCGCCTCTACGAAAAGATTTGTACCACTCAACGTTTGTTTACGAATTGCCATATGTATTGACTAACTCCTCATATTATAACACAAGATCATTCATCCTGCAATAACACTGCTATCACCTGCATTGATTTTACCACTTGCACTACATCCGATTCCATCGCCTACCCTTGCAAGGGGTTTGCCATTGACTAGCACACTATTTGATCCCTCTGTTACTTTGGTAGAATGTGGTACACACTTATCACCAGACGGAACAGTATGTGTTGTCAGGTTAGAACCCTGCACTGCTGCATCCTTCCCACCAATCTTCACAGAGTCATCCCCATCCAAGATAGTGGTCGTTGATGAACAACCATGTCCAGTAATTACTTCACTCCCTTTAGTCGCTGCTGCTGGCATCTTTATCCTCCAATGCAATTTGTACACTATCGATAAACTTACCCATAGAAAGGTGTAAAGAGTTTATCGATATAATATCATGAATCATCATGATCTCTCTGTATTCATCTTCCTGCATAACGTCCTAGCATATCAACCTTCTTGTACAAATCATTCAGGGTCTGAGTCAGAGTCAAGTACTCCTCCGACATAGGTGGCTTGTACATTAATTGGAGGTTCTCTAAACTCTTCACTCGTTTCTCCAAGTTCATCAATCTCTCGGACAACTTCTGGAGTTGCTCGTTCAACTGTATTAGTGTCAATTGTTGCTGTTGATCCATCATCTACTCCTGCATAACGTTTAGTGGCAGCATTCTCAAAATCATCGCAGAAGTGCTCAAAGTCTTGTAATGCCTTTTCATAATAGTTGCGATTCTCTTTAGTCATAGTCCCATCTGCTTTCCGAAACTTGATATTGGTTTACCTCCAGACATACCTGGTAGATCACCAATGGGGTCGTTCGCTGGATCACTCTTGAACCTTGCGTCTAATTCGAATTGTTCGAATCGTTTCTCAATACTTGTGATACGGCGATCTAGCGATCTTTCCATATCACCTACCTTGCTTTGCAATTGCATCAACTGCATCAGAATCTCACTTGTAGTAACTCTTGCCATGCTTATAAAATGATTATTGTAATTATAACACCCTCAGCGAAACTTAACCACTGTATTTGATAGTTTGATAACCCAGTCTTTTTCTGAAACCATCGGATGCTCTTTTTATGAAGCATTGCAGTTCCGATACGTCTCTGGTTAAACCATCGTGCAACCTTTTCTGCTTTACTTAATTCTCTATATGCCATGATAAACTTTTCGGGCGAATTTTTTGCTGGAAAATTTTTTTGAAAATGAAGGTTTTCAAATTTTAATTTTGTATTTCTATTTATCACGCTCTGGGAAACGTTTGTAGGTTAGAAAGACGGTACTTTTTTCGCTCGGCAACCCCCATCGGTCGGGGATCACAAAAAAACCCTGTCATTTGGGACAGGGTGTGCTAGACTGTTAGAATCGTGGGTCGCCCATGTCATCCATCACGTCTTGTAAGAAATTGACTGGTGAAATCTCACGAGTGTGAGGTTGGCAACTGTAAGGGTTGGGCAGTTCATCCGATCCAGTACGCTCAATGCGTTCTAGGATTGCTGCCATTGCTGCGATGACGGCAGGGTCACGGCGAGCAGCAGCGTTAGTGAGGAAAATGTCTTTCATACTCATATTATAGAGGATGATGGAAAATGATTCAAGTTTGCGTTACACTCTGTAATTGTTTGACTATCAGAGTGCTTGCCCAGTCACGGGTGCTATATGGTATCGTGACTTGCTTGCTAGAATTCTTATGAGAATAGATGTGGTGCTTGCTACCATGACGGGCAAGCACCCAACCTAATTTCTTAGCAAGTTTGGCGAGTTGTCTGCTACTCATACAAGTTCACAGCGTATGCCAGCACCTTGATAAAATGCCAACATGTCCAACGCTTTAGACTTAGAGGAGAATGTGATGACTCTCCCGTTGCGTTGGTCAGTTGCGGTCCAGTAGCGAATGCTCATTTTAAATAAATGCGTTGTTGGTTTGGACTTGTGATATAAGAACAGCATCTTGATTGAACTGCTTCTTATATGCTGCTGCTATGCAGTTGAGTGAAAGCATGTGCTCGTCAACCTCAGAGTCAGCGACCTCAAGATAAAAAATCTTGGTTTGTTCTAGTTCACCTTTCCAGAGACCTTCGCCATCTATGAATGTGCCATACTCAAAATGTGGCATGATTTCAACTCTTATGAAATCGTTCATCATATGATCGGTGACAGTTCCGTTGTTAGGAATGTTGCGACCCATGATTAGTTCAAGACGTTTCAAGTGTGCTCCTTTGTGTGTACATTCTTATTATACACAAAAAAAGCACCCTGTGTAGGATGCTTGGGACACTTTCTCAACTGTCACCCAGTGATAAAACAATCGGGTGGATTGATGCCATAATGAGTTGAGATGATTTCATCTGCTGTGTCTTCGCATTCAACCTCGTTGATGTGGTCTATCAATTCTCTTTCAGTCATTCTCTCATATTGTGCTGAGAGTGTTTCATAAATGAATTGATATGCACTGTCGGGGTCTTCATGCAATCGGTTCGCTTGTAACTCGGCGTAATCTTCGATAAGTTGATCGAAGGTGCAGTCTTGATACTGTGGCATTACTGACAAAGCGATTCGAAACGTTGACGCACAGCGAACTCGATATCATCTGAGTTCATCATTGCGATATCACCTGTGTCGGTGATTTCTGCCATGACCTCTTCATAACAGGTCTCTAGTAAAGATTCGTGGTGAAGTGTGCTCATGAATAATCGAAAGGTGAAGGGTTGAAAATGATGTCGCATGCAGAATCGAAATCTGCTTCGTTGATGTGATCGGGTACACCCAAATCCATCAACATCACAAGAGCATCTGCGATTGCTGATTCTTGTGCTTCGGTGAGTTGTATGTTTCTCATGTCCTTATTATAGACAAAATCCACACCAATGAAACCCACACTGTGCCACTTTCTCAAGTGTCACTTGTACTCACACTCAGACACTAGCAATGAATTAGAATGACATTCTAAGGGGTCATCCTCTTCGGGGTGCTCTTCATAAAATTCGAGCTCGTTTTTTAAATACTCTTCAAACGTTAGTTTGTCTTCCATTACGGCTGCCCTCCGTGATATGATCTATATTATAACATGTGTCAACATGCTCCCACACTTTCTTAGCAAAAAGAAACATAAACCAGGTCTGCAACTCTTCGTTGCAATACGACGCAATGTAACGTGCCATAATATTAAAGGGGTAAGGGTAAAGGATAAAGGGGTGGAAGGTCCACCCCGTGCTGGTCATCGGTTGATAGTAAACCCGTCAAAAAATGGGGTGTTACGGTCACCGACGTACCAGGTAAAGTCGTGTTGGAAAATTCTTAGAGTGTATCCAAAGAAATTCTCAAGTAATGCGTTCAGTCTTGACTTGGTTGTGACAGTCTCCCAACCTGCACTGCTGAGTTGGAGATCGCCATTGTCATACACTGTCGCAATGTGATTGTTATGCAAATACACTTCAGAACGGTTGCCCATGCGATCAACCCTTGTATTAGAATTGGACCACGATGTGCGGTTGTTGACTGCTGCGTTCATTTGCTTTTCAATCTTTCTCATGAGTGACCTTTGTTTGTACTCTCTTATTATAGAGGAAAAATGACCCCTGTGAAGGGGTCGGGTGACAGTTTGTGAACTGGTCTATCATAGATCTTCATCTAGACCGTGTACTGTACAATCAATGTCCCAACTCACTGCTGAGACATCATAACCATTTTTAGACAGTGCTTCTGCAATGTCTTCTGCTATGCGGTCAACGATCCAACCGTCAAGCATTGAATAAACATCAACCTTCATGAGAATAAAGGACGCATGTAATCTTTGAACTCTTCACACATTGCAACAGATAAAATGCGTAATTGCTTTTCATCTGAGTTGTTGCCATCTGCTACTAGTTCATCATAACACGCCTGTCGTATCCCTAAGTCGGTGATATCGTATTCATGGAGTTTGACGTGCTTGAAAAATGACATAGTTTGAATGTAATTGGTTTGGGTGTGGAGTCTGACTTCAAAACTGTCTTTTCAGATTTTCATCAGCAGTACTAGAGGTCTCCAAACATAAAGAGCAAAGGAAAACAGTACGATCACCTCGTTCAATACAAGGTCATTTAAGATCCTTCTGAATTGTTGCTCACCCCTGCCTAGCGTCTCGCTCCACATGTAGGACTTAAACTCAATGATTGTTGTAAGAATGTCTTACCCATTGGATGCCTCAGAGTGTGGGACAGTAATCATATAAGGAGTGTACATGGTCAAGAGGTGCTTCACCTTTCAAAGAAGGTACTAACTCATGTATGCCGTATCCAAAATGATTGAACCCTGTCCCTCACATTTATATAATAACAAAAAAAAGACCCCTGTGGGGTCTTAGTGGTCACTTTGTGAACTGTCTCAC